TGACTTCTATCAGAAGTTAATCGTTGAGTCTAACAGACTTGCCGTACGTAATCGTCGTGGTTCTGCTAACTTTATTGTTGCAACACCTCGCGTTTGTTCTATCCTTGAGATGCTTCCTGAGTTCTCTTGGATGACAACTGATGGTAATGTTAATACACAGCCGGTTGGAGTTGCTAAGGTTGGCAGCGTCGGTGGTCGTTTTAACGTCTATCGCGATACACGTACCGAAGCGCAGTACAACTTAGGTGCTGCTGTGACAGCTAAGACTGAATATGCCTTACTTGGTTATAAAGGTCCTGAGTATTATGATACTGGTATCATTTACTGTCCTTATATCCCGGTTATGGTTCAGCGTTCGATTGATCCTAATTCCTTCTATCCGAAGGTTGGTATGTTAACACGTTATGGTGTTGTTGATCACCTCTTTGGTGCAGCGAACTACTATCACGTTGTCTTCGTGCTTGGTTTAGGTAGCACTGTTGGTTCAGGTGCGGCGTCGTATACACCGTTCCAGTAATCCGAATAGTGATTATTATCAAAGGGCGCTCGAAAGAGCGCCCTTTTTTTATTGTCTAATGGTCTTAATCCATGGAATGGTCTCATCCCACATCATGTCATCAATTAGGTCTATCTTATTAGCTCTAACTGGATTAATGTCCCATCCACCTCTCCTCGCATATAAACACGCAACCATTAGTTCTCGAGGGGAGAACCTATCGTACAAGCGTTTATAAATCGTTTCACATATTTCCTCATGGAAGTGGTTTTCGTCTCTAAACGAAACGATATATTCAAGTATCTCTTTTACACCCGGTAACCAATATCCTTCTATATGAATGAATACATCTCCCCAGTCTGGTTGAGATGTAACACGGCAGTTACTTTTAAGCAATGAAGACATTACATTTAGATTATTAGGCTCTGCCATAGAGGTATATTTGGTATCAAATATAGAAGGGTCTTCTTTATACTTGGTAATATCGATATCTGATGTAACAAAATGTTCTAACCGTACATATTTCTTAGTTGGAATTATTGCTAATGAATTTGGTACAGCATCATATGATTCTAAGAATGGATTAGATACTCTTTTTAAATCTGTATCACAGGAGAATAACTTAACTTTAACTTCTGTCTGTAATAGTTTGCTGAGATCAGTTATAGCATGGTATTCAATATTGCTTACAACCTCTTCTATTGTCTCACCAAATTTTGTCATATTAAAACTATTCCAATATAACTTCATAGATTTAGATTCGACAATATATTTACTATCACAAGGATACACTACCTTAGCGACAGCGTTAACGGGTAGTCCATTATCCATCAATCCAGAAACTTCGTATCCGTTCCAGACATCATATCCTACAAACGGTAGATCTTTATCTTTGATTTTAAGATGCTTACGATTGCTAGATCTAGGCTCTCTTACTAAGAGCTTATCATCATATTCGGATTTATAGGCACTAGTTTTACCTAGATGCTTACTTACGTTTTTGTTATTCAGTTTTGCCATTTGAAATAATTTCTACCATCTTATTATAGCGACTTTCAACACTCCCTTCAAGTACAAAAACATTTGGATACTTGTTTAAGATTAATTCTTCATATAGCTTAATAATCCTATTCCGAAAGCTTTCACTTATAGATCTTTCTCCGTCGTTAATTAGAGCGACATCGTATGGACTAGTATAAAAAATATAATCATACCTTGAAATATACTTGTTTAACATATATGAAAATACTTTATCCGTAAACTCATCTACTTTACCATTCATTCGAAAGTACCTTGTGTAAACAAACCCATCAACAAGACATCTATCTAAAATAGTATTCATATCTGTATTAGAATATGAAAATATATTATTTAGATGATCAGTTAATATTGCGATTTGAGTGTCGGTGTAGTTGTCACTGTCGTCATTTATGTCGAACCCTTGTCTTTTTAGTTTACGAGTAACCTCAGGCACTACATTCCAATGATTTGTACAATCATTCCAATGATTAAGTAATGTAGTCTTACCCGATGACTGAGCTCCAGTAAATGATATTAGCATATTATTTGCCCCATGTACCATTATCGACTATCTGAGCAATTTTGCAATATAAGCTCGAATCTTTCCATGCGTCGAGAATAGGTTCATTGGCAGCTTCGTCAGTACGTTTCTTAATGACGAGATTAATCAGTCTCTGTACTTTATCATTAACACGGAAGACTAGCCCAGCCTTAGCAACTGCTCTGCCATCCGGTTTAGATAAGTCTTGTCCAACTGATATGTTTGTAGGACCGTAGTCATATTGTTTTCTAATAAAGAGTCTGTACTCTTCTTCGAGAAGTTCCTTTAACATTTCACATGTCTCAGGGTAGTCACTCTCGACCGATGTTTTAATTGTTTCGTAATCTGTCATTTAAAAAATTTATCCAAAGTTTTGTAGATTCAACGTGTAGTGCCTTTTCAAGCTCTTTATATGAATCAAAATTATTATTAATAAGACACTTTTCTACAATAGGACCATCATCGAGTTCGGGGGTTACCTTATGAATAACACACCCGACTCGAATATGGTTTGCTTCCCAAGCTTTCTTTTGTGGATTAAATCCTTTTAATTCTGGATGTATATGAATAGCTCCAGGATGTCCATTAAAGATATTAGATGATCTTGTAAATCCAGCTGGTAGTATTCTAAGATATCCATGAAGAGTTACAAATACATTCTCGCGCCAAGCTCCATTTAGAATAGAATAATTTAGTTTATCAGCTGCTCTATCGTAATCTAGTTCAGTAGGCCACTTTGGTAATCTTAAGATACCATCATCAGTAACATCTCTATAACGATGTACAAGTTCAACATTTGTAGTATCATCATCTTGTTTATTAGTTACAACAAGATCAGGCCACCTATTTATCTTTTTAGAGATATTAACAATTTCAGATCCTGTCTGACTAAAAAATGCTACCCACTTCATCGTTTAATAATTTTTTTGAACTGTGTTGTGTTATATCTAATAATCTCTTTTGCGTCTTCATCAGGATCAGCTTTAATAAGATCTGCTAATAGTTGACTAGGTTTATGATTGAGACCAAAGTCACCATTATATTGATACCCTAACAGTCCTGCTACTACTGGGTTAGAGGTATCAAGGCTTCTAATATTATAGACGTTATTATTTACATACCATTTAAACTCTCTAGCAAGTGACGCACCTAATAAGTGATGTGGTTTATCCCAATCCCACCATCCTTCATCAATAAGTCTTTTTACGAGTTGCTGTCGCCCGGTAGTCTGTCTCATTAATTTTTCAGGATTTAATGGATTACTAAAACCAGTTACATCGTACATGCTAAAATCAAAACTAATAGCAATATAGTCAGCATGAGCTGACATAAACCTATAACACTCAACGACTTCCGTCCATGTTTTACCTTGAACAGCTCCTATTGTAGCACCTGGTAAGCCCTTATAATTTAGTGTAAAATTTAGAAAGTTCGTCATCGTACCTTCTGAATCTTCTAATACATCTGGTACAATGTAATAATTTGGCTTTATCTTCTCACACCACTCTGCATATTTCTCTGAATCAAATGCCTCTTTGAGCTCAAAAATAGAATTATCTAATAGAATTTCTCCATCTGGTCTCTTAGCCCGGAAGCGCTCTAAAAACCAATCCCTATACTCTGGCTCTTCTTCCATTAAATGTACTAAGCAATATTGATAATCATTGTATAATAATGACTCTGGAAGAAGAGTGATTGGAGATTCGTGCGATACGTTAATCGTCATCCATCTATTATAGAGGTTTCACTATAAAGGTCAAGCAATAAATAATTATATGGCTTTCAGCTTTGACACATTTGCTAAAGATCAGAAACAATCCGCAATAGATGTTGTGGATACTATTACTCCATCTCAAGTAAAGCAAGTCGGAGCTGCATATAAAGCTGGACTAAACGCGTCTCCGAAACAAGTTATTAATGAGACTCTTGAGTCATTTACTGGTGTTGATTTGAGTCAAGGAGCTGGAGTTGATGGATTAGGAGCTCAAGCTAAAAACTTTATAGAAGGACAAGCTGCTTCCTTAACGATGCAGCTTGAGCAACAAGTTTTAGGTTGTATTAATACCGCAATTAGAGACTTGATGAATAAAGTCCCGGCGCTTGATTTTATTTTAAATTTCGAAGATCGTATAAATGGTATATTAGGTAAGTTTAGAAATAAATTAGAACAGAAAATTGATGCTGAGTTGAGAAAACTGACTTATGAAAAAATTAAAGTTCATCAAGTCACGCTATTTAAGCAACGAATAAGAGGTAAAATAAAAGATATATGTCCTGCGGCTACTCCTGCTAGTGTAGCAGAGGTTCAAGACTTTAATAATAAAATAAAAACATTTTATAATAAGCGAGTAAAGGATAATACAGTTACTGATGCAACTAAAACATTAACTACTGATAAGATAAATGAGGCTAAGGTGGAGGTTAAGGCTCAGGTCACCACACCTTTTGAAGGTATAAGTAATAAACGTAAACAGACTTTTCAACAGGACCCAGTTGAAACTAAAAAGATTGTAGATGAAAAGGTAGCACAGGCAAGCGCTGAAGTAAAAGAGGAAACTGAAAAGCAATTAGAAAATACGGAAGATGACACTGTCGAGGCTTTAGTTGAAACCGAACCGATTGAAGAAATCCTTAATAAAAAATGGTCTAGTTTTACTTTTAGTATTATTAACAATGGTGAGTTAGAGCAGGGTGGTGTATCTAATGAGATTAATACGGATGTAATATTAAATAATTCTTTAAATTTAATAAATACAGAAACGACGAATTCGGCAGAAAATAAAATTCAAATGTTATTAGGAGATAAGTTCGCGACTGCCCGCGCTGAACAAGTAAAAAAATTAAATGTTGGAGATTTTATGGTAGAGTTTACGGCAGAATCTATTTCGTATAAAATAGATCATGCTACAGGTCTTAAGAGATCGACAATATCTTATAGCTATAAAATATTAGAAAAAAAGAAATTTCCAGTGAGTGTTGTTACATCTACCGGTCAGTTTTCTGGCTTAGGAGATTCCTATAATGTTTCAGATATTAGTACTATAAAAACAATACAAAAAGAAATTAAAAAGGATGTTAAAGCGTTCATTAAATTAGCATGAGTATATTTGTAAACGCAACTTCAGAGACAGATCAAAGTAAAACATACTTCGGTAACTACTTAGGTATTGTAGTACAGAATAACGATCCTGATAAGGGAGGAAAAGTTAAAGTATGGATTCCTCATATCTCTCCCACGGTATATAAAAACTGGGACGATAAAGACGAAGCTAAGTCATTTAAATTTATTGGTAGAAACATTGATAGTGATCTTACTGACATTGTAGAAGATCTTAAAAAGATATTACCATGGGCAGAGCAAGCGTCTCCTATTACAGGTAGTATTGCTCCTGGTCGATATAATGCATATGAACAAAAAGCTACTATATCAGATTCTAATAGATTAGATACAGCTTACTCTGAGGAGATTGAAAGTAAGTATAAACTTAACAGTGATGGTATTGGAGAGAAACCAGCTCGTAAATATGAAGTTCATTCTTTAAAAGTATCAGATGCATTTACAGATAAAGACAAAGTAAAATTTAATAATTTAAATAAATTTGCTTACAATTATGTACCTAACTCTTACTCTAATAGTGCTAAAGGTAGTTTTAGTATACCTAACGTTGGTTCATATGTATGGTGCTTTTGTGTAGGTGGAGATCCTAATCAATTAATATACTTTGCGACAACCCATGGATTAGATGAATGGAAGTCTATACATAAGAATTTCAATTCAGAAGGGTTAGATTATCCTGGTGCATATGAAAACAAATCAAGTGGTGCTGATCCTAACTATAATCACAATACTGAGACCTATAGGAACAAATATGTTATAAATCAAAAAGGAGGTACAATTGAGATTGTTAGTACTGATAATAGAGAGGCTTTAAAGCTTACTCATTACTCGGGTTCGTTTAAAGAGTTTAATAATGAAGTTAATATTGAATTTGCTACAAGTAATAATCAGAAGCTCGTACAAGGAGATGAATTCTTTACAGTTAAGGGTACTAAGAATGACTATGTAGGTAGAGACTTTGATCAAATAATAAATGGAGACTATTATAAGAAGATTGGTAATTTAAATTCTGATGTTCAGACTCAGTGGAGAGACTTAATGGAGTCAATATCAGATGCAAAGCAGTTGTTTGAGATTAAAAGAGCTAATAGTATAACCGATGCAAATGACTTTATAAAAAAGACAAGTGCTGATCAAGTTAGAAGTGGAACACCAGGTCCTTGTCCTCTCTGCAAGTCTCCAACTACAAGAGATCAAATATGGGATAATAGTTATGCGTTTACTTCTATAACAAATCATGATTCTACAAATTCTACAGAAAGATCCCTTCAGTATTCAGGGCTCAGCAGCGATGGTGGTACCTTTAATTTTAGTAATGTTACGTCAACGAACTCAGATACT